CAACGGGCTCCGGATCGTCTGATGCCACGTCGCCCGACCGCGGCTGACTGGCTTGAGGAAGCTGACGTGCGCTTCCTGGAGCGGCTTGAGCGGGGCCCGGCTGCTGTCGAGCGGGGTCCGCTCGAGGACGCCCTCGAGGACGCGTGGATTCCAGAGCCCCGGCCGGTGCCGTGATCCCCGGCTGACAGCCCCCCAGGGTCTCCCCGTCCCTCCCGGCGGGGTGACGGCAGCCCCCGCCCGGTGTGATCGCCTCCTAAGGCCACCTGGCGGGGGCTGTCCCGCCTCGAAGCCGAGTCCGCGGCCCGCGCTCTCGACGCCCGCGCTGGTGAGCTGATCGCGGCGAAGCGGGCCGCCGGTGAACTGGCGAGGCACGGCGGAGACCGGAGCAATGTGGAGGTCTCCACATTGACTCTTACTGACTTCGGCATTGAGCGCGGCCATGCCGCCGACCTGCTCGCCATCGCGACGTTCAGAGGGCCGACAGCACCCTGCCAGCCGCGGCTGTGTCGACGACCTCGACCTCGGCGAGCACGCCGTCGTAGCCCTTGCGGCTGGTGTCGATGCGGATGAGCTGCCCGGCTGCGTCGAGCTGGCGGAGGGCGTCTGCCAGGTCGTCGTCGAGCAGGCCGCGGAGCTGCGTCGGGTCGTCGATGCCGGTCCGGTCAGGTCCGGCGGGACCTGATGCGTCGGGCCCGGCCCATGCCAGCCCGGGCACGTTCGGGTCGCTGTAGATGCTCACGTTCATGGGGTCAGTGTCGCGCCGGGTGGGGAATGCATGCCGGGGGGACCGGGGCGATGGATGCGACTCAAACGCAACGACATGTCGTTGCGTTCGTCTAGCATCCTTCCATGCGCGCAGCGATCTACCTCCGAATCTCCCTCGACAAGACCGGGAAGCGTGCCGGTGTCGAACGGCAACGAGAGGACTGCCAGCGGCTCTGTGACGCCCGCGGCTGGCAGGTGGTGGGCATCTACGAGGACAACAGCGTCAGCGCCTACAGCGGCCGCACACGGCCCGCATACGAACGCCTCACAGATGACGTTGCCGCCGGGACGGTTGACGTGGTCGTGGCGTGGCACACAGACCGGCTCTGGCGGTCCGTCATCGATCAGCAGCTGTTCGTGCACGACGCAAAGAAGGCGGGGCTGAAGTCCATCGTCACGATGACGGCCGCGATCGACCCGGCGAACGCCGACGACGAAATGATCAGCACGCTGTTGACCGCCGTTGCTCGGAAGGCGTCGGCCGACCAGTCGCGGCGCATGGTGCGACGCCAGGAACAGAAGGCTGAAGCGGGCGAGTTTCACGGCGGGCCGTCAGGCTACGGGTACCGTCCCGATGGCGCCGGGGGGCTCGTGGTGGACCCGGCCGAGGCGGCGATCGTGGCCGAGATGGCTGCCCGGGTGCTGGCCGGTGAGACGCAACGGTCGATCACGCTGGACATGCATCGGCGTGGGGTGACGACCACCTCGGGGAGGCCGTGGCGTGTCGATGACATCGGCAAGCTGCTCCGGTCGCCGCGCATCGCAGGGCTGCGGATTCACCACGGGGTCCGTCACCGGGCAAAGTGGCCGGCGATCATCACACCCGAAGAGCACGACCAGCTAGTGAACCTCTACGCCGCCCGGGTCCGCGGGCCGCGGCAGGGCAACAACCCGAAGCACCTCCTTGCGGGCCGAATCCGATGCGGCCGCTGCTCGCGACCGATGACCGTGTCGATGATCCGCGGGACGAAGCGGTACCGGTGCCAGCCGAAGGGCATGGGCGGGTGCGGGGGCATCTCGATCGTGGCAGCGCTCGCCGATGCCACCGTGACCGAGATCGTGCTCGGCCACCTCGACTCCGAGGCCATGACTGCTGCGGTGGACGCTGCCGTGGCCGCCGCGGCCGAGTCTCGGCAAGGTCTCGCCGAGCTGCTCGCCCAGGTGCAACGCGACCGTGCCCAGCTGATCGCACTCGGGGACCTGCTCGCCGACGGGACACTGGGCGCTGATGAGTACCGGCGGCTCGTCGGCAAGCTCCGCGGCCGCATCGAGGACGCCGAGCAGGCGGTGCGGGCGCAGTCACCGACGACGGCTGCGGCGGCAGCACTGGCCGGGCAGGGCGACAGGCTACGGACCTTGTGGCAGACGATGACGGGCGACGAGCGCCGCGAGGTGATCGGGGCCGTGGTGGCACGGGTGACGATCCATCCCGGTCAGGCCGCCCGGTTCAGTTCTGACCGCGTCGAGGTGACCTTCGCCGTCTGACCCTGCGGGGGGGGGGGATGCACGACGGCGCAGGTCCCGGTCGATATGGTGAGTGCACCTGGCTTGCGACCATCATCCCGTAGCTCCCACGTCCGGCAGTCGACCGCCGGATGGGTGGGACACCCAAGCGAAGCAAGCACTGCAACTGTGAGCAGCTAGCGAGCCAGGTCCGCCCAGATGGCGGGGCCGCAAGCCCAGGTCGAGAACCCTCGCTCCATCCCGGAGGTTCTCCCGTGACTCCCATCGCTCTGCCCATCAAGGGCTGCGCACAAGCCGCGTCGCTCAGCGAACGCACAATCTGGAAGGCCGTCTCGTCCGGACAGCTCCCCAGCATCACCGTCGGCCGTTCCCGGCGCGTGCTGGTCAGCGACCTCGAAGCCTGGCTCCGCCAGGGACGGGGACAGACCGCCCCCGGCCACCTGATGCCGGGCCAGCGCGACCTGTTCGGTCGAGAGGCGGGTGCGCAATGACGACCAAGCCTGCTGCTGCACCGCTGCCCGAACACGTCATCCACCGGGTCGCGCAGGTGTTCGCGCGGGCCGCGCTGCGCATCGAAGCCGAAGCTCAGCACCGACCGGTCGACCGCACCGAGGCCAGCCGATGAGCGCCCGGCTCGCCTTGATCGACGTCAAACGGCGCCAGGTAGCCGGGCTGCGCCGGGACCTCGCTTTTGTCGAACAGCAGGCAGCAGGGCTGCGGGCGTCGCTCATGGCCGCCGAACAGGACCTGACTGCGCTCCTGGCCGGTGAACCCGAGGTGGGCCCATGAGGCCGCCAGACGCGCAGCAGCCCGCCCCTGGCATGAGGCGGGCCGCGAAGATCGCCGGGCAGGCCAATCGGACGCAGCCTACCGCCGTGCGCCGCCTGCGCTGGTGCCCTGGGCCGATGATGAGCGTGGTCTGCTTCTGCGGCCGCCACCACGACATCGCCGCGATGACGATCAAGGCGTCCGAGCTTGACTACCCGGACCCGGCCACGTGCCCGCTGCACCTCCCGATCGGGGATTCGTGATGGGCACCGTCGACATCGCCGCGGTCAAGGCCCGCATCGACATCGTGGAGCTGCTCGGACGGCTAGCCCCTCACGCCCGCGTGAAGGTGCACGGCACCCGGGCGACGTCCGGGTGCCCGGCCCCGCACCACGCCCAGACCGGCCATTCCCCGCCGGTGTCGATCGACATCGGCAAGCAGCTGTGGCGCTGCCACGGGTGCGGGGCCGCCGGTGACGTCATCACCGCCCTGGAGGTCAACGGTTCGTTGACCCGTCGCGACGCCATCGAGACGGCCGCCTACCTGGCCAGCGTGCCCGTCGAACACTGGACCCTGCCCGCTGCTGCCCCGCGACTCGAACTGCCCGCCCGTGCGCCTGTCGTGGAGGACCTCGGCGAGGCCGAGGCGGCCGCCGCCCTGGCCATGGTGGCCGAGCAGCGGTGCTGGAACGTCGACACGCTGGAACGGCTCGGGGTGCGGGTGGTGGCCCTAAACGGCCGCCCACGCCTCGCCGTGCCCGGGCCGGGCGCCACCCAGTACCGGGCGCTGCACGTCGACGGGCCGCGGTGGCTGACCGTCGGGTCCTTCACCGGCCCGTTCGGCGCGCCAACCTCTAACACGCGTGTTAGAGGTGCGTGCGACGATGTCGTGCTGGTCGTCGAAGGAGCCACCGACTGGGTGACCGCCGAGGTGCTCGCCGACGCCTACGCGCCATGGCCCGCGACGTTCGCCGCGCCCGGATCCAACGGGTGGCGCGACGGGTGGGCCGAGCAGCTGCCCGACGGCGCCACCGTCGTGGTCGCCGGGGACCCTGACCCGGCAGGTGACGCCTACGCCGCCCGGGTCGTCGAGGACTGCTCGCGCCACGGCCGCCGGGCCGTGGCCGTCCGTCTCGACGAGCAACGCGACCTGTCCGATCTAGTGCAGGCGGGCGGCATGTTCCCCATGGCCGACGTCGCCGACTCTGTGATGCTCAAGATCGACGCCGCCCTGGCCGCCGCCGAGGAAGCGCCGTGAACGCCGCCGACCTCGCCGCTGAGGCAAAAGCGGCGGCCCGGGCGCTCCACGCCCGCCGCCTGTTGGCCCGCTGGTATCGGGGCACCGACGCCGTCGAGGCGATCCCCAGGCCGCCGGCGCTGGTCGAGGGGATCATCGCCACCGGTTCACTCGCCATGCTCGTCGGCAGGTGGAAGACCTTCAAGAGCTTCTTGGCGCTTGACCTGGCTCTCTCGGTGGCCGCAGGCGTGCCGTGGTGCGGCCGAAGCACCACGGGCGGCCGTGTCGTGTATCTGCTCGGCGAAGGTGCCGGTGACATCGGCGAACGAGTGCAGGCCTGGCGCACCTACCACGGGATGCATCACGTCGGCCGTTTCGAGCTGGTCGCCGCCACCGTCAACCTGCTCGACGACGACGACATCCAATCGGTGCTGGGCATCCTCGACGACGACGAACACCCGACGGTGCTGATCGTCGTCGACACCTTGGCCCGATCCATGGCCGGAGGCGACGAGAACGGCCGCGACATGTCCCGGGCGATCGACGCCTGCGGGCGCATCATCGAACGGACCGGGGCCGCCGTGCTTCTCGTCCACCACTACGGAAAAAACGCCGAAGCAGGCGCACGAGGACACTCGTCGCTGCCCGGGGCCGTTGACGCCGAACTGACCACCGAACGGGCCGCAGACCTCGTCACGATCCGCCACAGCCTGTCGAAGTACTACCCGGAGGCGGAGCCGATCACGATGCGCGCCGTGCCCCACGGGGGCACGCTCGTGGCCGTACACCAGCCCGGCGCCGGAGGTGACTCGGCTTTGACCGACAGCGCCGCGATGGTGCTTCGGGTGATGCGCGACACGATGTCCGGTTCGGCCTCCGCGGTGTCCCCGTCGAGGCTGCTCGACTGGGTCACCGAAGCAGCGCTGGTGTCCGGTTCACGTCCGGTTTCGGACCGGACGCTGCGCCGAGCACTACGGGCGCTGGAAGCATCAGGCCAGGTCAGAGTAGGTGGCAGCGCTGCTCGTCCCCTGTACTCCCTCAGCGAAGCGGACAGCGGACACGAACCGGACACGCCATGACATGTCCGCATCGGAACAAACCGGACACCGGACACCACCCCTTTAGGGGTGTCCGGTTGTCCGGTTCCGCGGTCAAACACCCTTCTGACCCTCCATCGCGACCCGTTTTTCAAGCAGGGGGCTGTCGACCCTGCCCACCTTCCTCGATCTATATCCCGACCAGATTGGTCGGGGATTGGCCCGGATCCCACCCAACCTCATGCAATCCCATGCACAACCGTATTCACCCAGCGTGCATACCTATGCACACACCCGACCCAGGAGGACCTTGAACATGAACCCCGACATGAACCCACGCGACCACGCCAACAACTTGATCGGCCAGGCCCTCGGCCATCTGCCCGTCGAGCTGGCCGACCACTTCTCCACCTCGACGACGTGCTGGTCGTTCGCAGAGGTGGAACCCGGCGTAGTGGAGCTGTCAGCCGATGGCGTGGTGATCGGCACCGTCGCAGGCTCACTTCCCCAGATGTCGACGGCTGCTGCTCGCCACCTCGTCGACGCTGCCCGCGTCGAGGGTGACAGGGTTCGGGAAGCCTGGGCTGACCCCGAGTGGTGTGCGCTGCTCGACGTCGACGTCGACGTGGCCGAGGACCTCCTCGCTCAGCGCGCCGCCCTCGTGGAACTCCAGCCCCGGACCTGGGCCGTGACAGCAGGCCTCCTGGCAGTGGATGCGTGTCAGCGCGGTGACCACCTCGTGGCCGAGGTGTGGGCTGCGTGGGCTCGTGCCGAGGCTGGCAGGATCGCCGATGGGGGTCGTTGACCTGTCAACGATCCTGCGGCAGGATGGTTGGTGACCGGTCGCCTGCGACCGCCGGATTCTGCGCCGGCAACGCCAGGGACGCCGCCGTCGGCAAGTCGCTCCCGGGCCTCGGTTGAGCATCGCCCCGACGCCCTTTCGCTCCGACCAACGGAGGAACCCCCTGATGCTGATTCGTGCCGCTCTGGCCGACCTTGAGATCCGTGGTGACGGCCGCACCATCTGTGGGCTCGCTTGCCCGTTCGACCGGCCGACCGAGATCCGTGACGTGTCCGGCAGCTACCGGGAGATGTTCCGGCCGGGCGCGTTCGCTCGGACGATCCGTGAGCGCGGTGACCGTGTCCGGCTGCTCGCCCAGCATGACGCTCAGCGGTTCCCGCTAGGCCGTGCCACGAGGCTGACCGAGGACGCCCGCGGTCTGGTGATGGAGGCCCGTGTGTCCGCCACGGTGGCGGGCGACGAGGTGCTGGCTCTCGTGGCCGACGGCGCCCTCGATGGCCTCTCTGTGGGCTTCCAGCCGGTCCGTGACGCATGGTCGCCTCGACGCGACAGCGTCGAGCGCCTGGAGGTCCGGCTGATGGAGATCAGTGTCGTGACCGCTCCGGCGTTCGACGATGCCCGCATCCTCGCTGTCCGTTCGACGGCTGCTGCTGCCGATCGTGACCCGTCTGTTTGGGCGACGCGTCTGCGCGTGCCCGCCAACCCGAACTCCCTCGACGCCTGGGCCCGACGGCTCGGCGTCACCCCCTGACCGAAGGAGGACGCATGTCCGCAACCATTCCCGAGATCCGTCGAGCACGTGACGCTGCCCAGCTCCGTGCCGCTGACATCCTGACCGCCGCCCGTACCGAGGGCCGATCCCTGTCTGCTGTCGAAGCTGCCGAGCTGGAAGGCATCGCCCAGGACGTCGAGAACGCGACGGCCCGCATCGAGCAGCTCGCCGAGCGCCAGTACAGCCTCGCCCACGCTGAGCGTGCCGCAGCGGAGCTGCCCACGAACCGGCCGCCGCAGCGGCCCACCCACGTCCTGACCCGATCCGACAGCCTCGTGGAGCATCTGGAGCGTTCCGGCGCGCCGCGCGTCGACGACTACGACCTGGGCCGTGTGGTGCGTGGTCTGGTCACCGGCGACTGGTCGGGTGTCGAACAGCGCGCCATGAGCGAAGGGGTCAGCGCGAACGGTGGCATCACGATCCCGTCGCTGGTGTCGGCGGAGATCATCGACCGTTCCCGGAACCTGGCCAGGGTGTTCCAGGCTGGCGCGCAGACCATCGCGATGCCGAACGCGACCTACCGGCTCCCCCGCCTCGACACCGACCCCGCGGCCGCCTGGCGTGCTGAGCTCGGTGCTGTCGTCGATGTCACGCCGAGCATGTCCGGTGTTGACCTGACGGCCCGAAGCCTCGCTTGCCTCATCCGCGTGAGCATGGAGCTGATGGAGGACACGCCCGACCTGGGCGCGTTCCTTACCGATGCGCTCGCCTCGGCGTTCGCTGTCGAGATCGACAGGACGGCGCTGCGCGGTTCGGGAACTGCCCCTGAGCCGCGAGGGGTGATCAACACCGCCGGGATCTCGACACTGTCGAACGGTGCCAACGGCACCTCGGCACTGACCCTTCGGTCCGATTGGGCCGTGGATGCCGTGGCGTCCGTGCGTGCTTCAAACTTCGATCCCAGCGCTGTCCTGTGTCACCCGAACCTGCTCGGCCGCTGGACCCGCAACCTGGACACGACGAACCAGTACGTGCAGTTCCCGGCCGGGCTGCCGCCGATCCTGCACACCACCCAGCTCCGAACCGGTTTGACCGTCGGCACAAGCACTGATGCCACCGAGGTGCTCGTCGGGGACTTCACGAAGCTGGCCATCGGGGTCCGATCCCAGCTTCAGGTCCGTGTGCTCGACCAGCGGTACGCCGACACCGGCGAGGTTGCCCTGTGGGCTGCGATGCGTGCCGACGTGGCCGTGCTGCGCCCCGCGGCCTTCGTGCTCGTCAACGGGCTCCGGATCGTCTGATGCCACGTCGCCCGACCGCGGCTGACTGGCTTGAGGAAGCTGACGTGCGCTTCCTGGAGCGGCTTGAGCGGGGCCCGGCTGCTGTCGAGCGGGGTCCGCTCGAGGGCCTCGAGGACGCCCTCGAGGACGCGTGGATTCCAGAGCCCCGGCCGGTGCCGTGATCCCCGGCTGACAGCCCCCAGGTCTCCCCGTCCCTCCCGGCGGGGTGACGGCAGCCCCCGCCCGGTGTGATCGCCTCCTAAGGCCACCTGGCGGGGGCTGTCCCGCCTCGAAGCCGAGGCGGCGGCT